ACTCAAAGTCTGGTGTATATGTGCGGTACTTTAGATCTTCCCATTCTATCTTTAGCTTCTCGTACCTTACTTCTTTCTGATGTTCAGACAAAAACGCAGCAGCCTCGACTTCAAGGCCACTGCGGTAGGTACGTTTATTGTGGCGACGATTATTTGTCTTCACCATCACCAGCTTCTTCTGTTACTAGCATACCCTTTAAGATGTTTACCAGAGTGCCAGAACGATCCTTAAGAACCGCCATCTGATAGTCCAGTTGTTGCTGTATATTCTGATTAGCTACAAGCTCATTGTAAGCTCGTACCTGATCCTCGTTAGACTCATCAATTTCGTATTGCTTTTCGTCGATAGTTAGAGTAGCCATTATCTTTCCTTTCAGTACTCTTTGAGGTAGGTGTATTCTACCATTTTAGGGTTCTCTGACTTAGATACCTTTGAGGGTAACACTTTCATATCAGGGTAACACTTATGTTTAAAACTACAGAAGCCACACTCTTTTGATAGCACCATATTACCACTAGGCTTCTTGTAGTAAGTTTCTGGCACTGGATCAAAACAACGCTTGAATGGCTCATCGTTATCAATGTAGTCCACTAATTGTTGAATCTCTTCTAGCACCTTATCCTTATCGACAGAAGAAGCATCTACATACTTGAACTCACCATTAGCTTTATTGATAGCCCACCAACCACCAACACCTTTACCAGCCGCTTCTGCGTAACCTACAAGCTGTGGGATGTAGCCAAAGCTGTCATCCTTCTGTAGTTTCTCTAGTGACTCAAACTTGTTCTTGTAAGACCAAGGTGATGCTGACTTAACATCATCAATCTTACCGTCCAACTCCATATCATACTCACCAGAGATAGTGCGTCCATCTTTTAGTTCAAGTGTTACCTTAGCGTTATCCTTAAATTCAACACCAGCAGACGTAAGCAACCCTTTAAACACTGCCTCGACAATATCTCCAAGGATCATGTTCATAAGGAAGTGTGGTGGCATGGGTGCTTTGTCTGCTGGGTCATTCTTTTCAAACCACAACTGGCACCTAGGCTTACCTATGTTAGACATACGCAACCTAAACTCATCACGAGGCCCACCATCAAACTGCTTTAACATAGCAGCCTTAACATCAGAGGCGACTTTATCAGCCACCTCTTCTGTAATAGTAGTCTCGCCAGCCATAGCTTTCTGTAAGAAGGAATAAACAGATAGCTCTGCAGGGTGGTTCATTAGAACACCTCTCCTTCAATGGCGTTATCTTCGCAACGCTCATTGTACTTCTCTAAAATAGAGGCGTTAGAGTAGTCAATGTATTCTAAGAAGTTCTTTAGAGTAGCATTGTCTGTGTCTTGGATATCAACCTTAGATCCTGGAGCAGCTTTAACAACACCAAACTGTGCGCCAGATGGGATTGAACCTACATCACTTGTCAGGTTAAACTCCTGAGTAAGCATTTCAATAGGTGACCTACGCCCCATAGCTGTGTCCAGAGACTTAAGACTGTCACGGTTCTTGATGTCCATAACAAACGGTACATCCTCTACCTTGATATCAACTGGGTTACCAGTCTCATCCATAGGGTTATCAATAGTAAGAAGACCCATGAATACCTTAACCTTCTTAACTGAACGCATGTGGTCCTTAGTTGCGTCAGGCAGTGCGTTGAAGTCCTCAATGTAACCAGATGGCCTTCCAATATTGTAGCCACCCAAGTTATCCTTTAGATCCTTTGACAGAGATGTTGACATAACAGTCTTCTCCATCTCTTCTGTTGCATTATTCCAGCGCTGCCAACGCTGACGAGTAGCAAACACACGAATAGAAACCTTCGCGCTGTAGACTTTATCATCACCAATTTCTACTTGGTATGTTCCAATAGGTAGAACCTCTGTGCGTAGTGTCTTACCACCCACATCTACATCACCCATTACAGCTTGGTGGATCATACCTACCCTAGCTAGAGAGGGCTGTTTACTTTCTGTACTACCACCCATATTGGTAATACCCATTAGCTCCTCTAATGACTTACCCATTTCAGTTCCGACTGTTAATTCCATGCTCATTGTTGTTCCTTTCTGAGCGTTAAAGAGATTTAGTTATAGCTTATACCACTAACCTTGTCAAGTAAATTAGTGAATCTCTGCGTAAGTTTTTCCAAACTGTGCGTCAACCCCAAGATCCACATTTAGTTTAAGCTGTTCGTTTAATTCTTGGATAGAGTAGTTCATATTGATTGCTGTTTCTATCTGATCCCCTTCTTTTACAAGCGCAATAATTTCATCGTGAAACTGACCAATAGTCTTGATACCTTTCTCACGACATTTCTTTACCCAGTTATCAAAGCAGTAAACACCAGTACCTTGATTGAGTGTAGAGAAACGATCCTTCTCGCTGCGTAGGCTGTACCAGAAGCCAGACACAGGGTTCTGTACCCACATACCACCAAATAATTCACGCTTACGTAGTGTTGTTGCTACCTTCTGTACTGACCAGTTACGTGACCAAAATGCATCTAGTAGCTTCTGGGCTTCCTTCTTTGACATACCTGTCTCACGGGCCAGCTTAGCGGCTCCTACGCCATATGTAGCGGAGTAGTTTACCACCTTATAGTTCTTACGCAGAGCCTTGAGAGACTTCTCACCTGAGTTATGCTTGTCGATATCATCCTGAGTAATTATACCAGCATGTTTAGCTAGATCGAGGTGAGGGTCAAAACCTTCCTTAGACATCTCAGCTACGTAATTAGGGTCAAGCGGTTTCATGTAGTGACGCTTGGTTGTGTCCTCTAGGCTAGTCATGTCAGCCCCACATAATACATAACCCTCTGGTGCAGTAAGACATCCACGTATCTCTTTACCGTAGGGCTTCTCTACTGAGGGTATATTGACTAAGGGCTTTGCGTGTTTAAACCGTAGGGTGTTTGTCATACCAGCGACAGTGGCCTGTACATAACCATCTACCTCATGCTCTACCATACCTTTCAAGACTGATATGCGGTGACTTAAGACAGACAAGCCATCCAAGATGGACACTGCAGGATCTTCTGATACTAGATCTTTTACTGATGGGCATAGTTCACCCTCTCTACGGATCTGTGGTATCTGCTTCTCCTGATCGTCTGAACCCCGAACAAACTTGAATGTACGTGGAACCCAACCAATAGAGTACAGCCAGTCCTTGACTTGTTCTGGTGAACTAGGGTTACCACGAACCTCACCAGTATTGACGACAAAAGACTGTACATTTTCTGGCTGTCGGTACTCCTTACGTAACTCCTCAAAGCGTTCCCCATGAGAGGATAGCTCACCATCTTTCTTGTACATAACCTTTGGACGTTGCTGTACCTTAGTTAGTACACGCTTAGGCATAGCCTCTGCAAGCTGTTCAATCTTGTCTTCCTTCATGTCACCCCACTCAGCGAGGTACTTGTTAGCCTTTTCTACATCAAGCTTCCATTTCAATGCTTCCTGTTCTGCAGCGCACTGCATCTTGAATGTTAGGTAGGTTAGTAGATCCCACTTATGGTTCACATTAGGATACAGCTTAGATAGTTTGATATCCAAGTCACGCCATAGACGTACATTAATCTTGACATCCTCTTTACAGCGATGGGCATACTCTTCTTTAGTTAAGTTTTCCCAGTCAGTAATCTCAGGCTTCTTGACGTTGTAGTACTCACCATAACCCTCTAGGCCATGCTTAGGTCTAGTGTGATTGATGTACCAAGACACAGCTAGAGTGTCCACTAGGGTAGCTGTTACCTTGATGCCTAAGATCTTCTCTACGGCAGGTATGTCATACCGTACAATGTTGTGACCAATGAGGATCGTAGCTTCCTCAAAGAAGATACGCATAGCCACATAGTCATGCGTGTGTTGAATTTTACCAAGCTCATCTTCCCAAGATAGTACGTGTATCTTAGTTGGGTCTAGTCCGTCTGTTTCTATATCAAATACTGTCATCTGTTTTCCTCAAATACTTAATGGCTGTCTCAAGCCCCTCTATGTTATCACCTAACAAACCTATACCCGTGTTACAATTCTTACAAACCCAACCTCTAAACTTGTCAGTTATATGATCGTGATCTAAGACTATCAAAGATCTTCCTTCTGTTGACCCACAACACTGGCAATAATCCGTTTTAGGCGGGGCTACTTTCTTTATCTCCTTTAACACAAAAGATTGATGCTTAGCACAAGATCTACACCTTTGATCTCTTTTGTCTCTGTGTGAGTTATTC